CTCTAAGGAAGAAGAACCTGAGGGTTCGTCCCCTCACTCCAATCCCAAGGAACCTAAGGTCGCCGTTAGAGTCATTCCTTCTAGGCCCCCTCCTGTGATTCATAAGGAGGTTCGTGCCATGATGGATTCTACAGCCTGCGATCTCGGCAACAGTGCATGGTCCAAAGCCATGTATTCTATCCATACCGCGACCGGCAAGATCCAACAGTTCATGCTCTGGCGAAGCCGTCTTGGAATCATCAACACCCACTTCGTGCAGTACATTAGAACTCGCCTCAAGGAGAAGACGATCAATGAAGATATGGTTTACACTGCTGTCAGTGCCTCCAATCCGGAACTCAAGTTCGATCTGGCTGTCGCTGACATTGTGAAAGCTATTGACATTACGTCCTTTGGCTCTTCTGATGTTTCTGTGTTCTTGTGGACCAATACCAACGTCAACATGGCGCCCGACTTCACTGAGAACTTCTTCTCTGAAGCTGAACACGCGAAGTTTGTGGCTGACCCCACGCGCGCTGACCTTTACGTTATCACTCCAACTGGTGGCCAGAAAATTCTCAACACCGTCATCGTCCCAACGAACGATGTACAGGTTACAGTTGGAGTCGACTACTCCCTGCGTCGTGCTTATAGTTATCCGTTGTCCTCTTTGGTGAATGGAGACTGTGGAGCGCTACTCGTCATAGAGAACAGAGCGACAGGTCGTCGTAAGTTCCTTGGCATTCACGCCGCCGGAAACAATACGCTCGGCTTTGCAACCGCCATAAATCGTGAGTCTCTTGAACAAGCTGCGGAGCATTTCCTTCCTCAAATTCGTATGAAGCCTCTTTCGAATGAGGTGGGAGAAGTTCTTTCCCAATTGAAGATTGGTGAGAAGCTCACTGCTTCGCCTATGTCTTGTTTTGAGCCGATTTCGTTCCCTGACGAGCCTTTCCTCGGAGTTTTCCCCATTCATGTGTGCCTAGCTCGAAGATTTCAACCTCACCTAGGCTCCAATACCCACATTCGAGCTAGTCTCTTCCAGCTCGAACCTTCTTGTCCTTTTGTTCCGACTAAGAAGCCAGCTCGTCTGTCCAAATTCATGGACCCTGATGGGAATATTGTTGAACCTTTCTACCTCGCCCTCTCTAAGTACGTTCCTGCGTACATCCCTTTAGCCAATCTGAAGTGGATCGAAGAGTGTGCTGACGCGGAATTTGCGTTCGTCGAGTCCTCTCTTGCCCTCTTCCCCCCGAAACGCCGAGAGGTGCTTAGCTTCGAGATCGCCGTTGCTGGCGACGAAGCTGACCCCCTCTTCAAGGCTATCCCCCGACAAACGAGTCCGGGTTGGCCCCTTGTCCTAGAGGCTAATCCGAAACACCCTCACAAGACTCTTTGGTTGGGTAGGGAAGGTCCTGTGAACTTCGACAACCCCCACCTACAGGCCCTTAAAGCTGAAGTCCTCGCTCAGCTTGAAAAAGCCAAACTCGGCATTCGCGAGTATAATGTTTGTCTTGATGTCCTCAAGGATGAACTCGTCTCGCTTGAGAAAGCGGCTAGTGGCGCAACGCGCTTTATCAGCGCCACTTCTTTGCTTCTCTTAATTCGAATGCGTATGCTTTATGGGGCCTTCGCCGCTGACATGCTTCGCACCTGCATTGTCAACGGATCTGCTGTTGGCGCCAATCCTTACTCCAACCAATGGCAAGACATTGTCATGTGGCTCCAACATGTTGGCAAACTGCATATGGGAGATGGTGACTTCAAGTTCTTTGACTCATCTCTCTTGGCTAGTGTGTTGTGGGCCATCCACGATCGTATCATTGTCCCTTACTACGGCCTGCCATATTCTCATCCTGAGAACATGGCTCGCCGAGTCACTTGGGCAGAGATTGTGAATTCGCTCCATATCTGGAAAGGCACGGTCTATGAGTGGTTGAGTTCTCATCCTTCAGGTCATTTCCTGACGGCTGTACTCAATTCTCTGTACGTTAGGATAGCTTTCCGTAAGGCCTGGATTGAACTCCATCCTCGCCGTGAAGCCGCCATCGCTGACTTTGATCATTATGTCCGCGTTATAGCTCTCGGCGACGATCATGTTTACTCTGTTCATCCCAAGGCCGCCCACTTCTACAAGCCTACGGCATTTGTTCGCGAATTTGCCTTCCTCGGTTTAGGTTACACCGATTCTACCAAGCAACCTATCGTCGAAGACGTCTGGAAGACCATCGAGCAAGTTTCTTTTCTCAAGAGATCTTTCCGTTACGAAGCCAGTCTTGATAGGTATGTTGCTCCCATTGAGCTACGTACCATACGTGAGACTGTCCTTTGGCATCCCGACTACGACCATAACCACGCCATCTCTCGAGACCGATTTTCCATCGCCATCATGGAGTTGTCCTTACACTCTGATGCTGTTTGGGAAGAGTTCTCCGGTCCAATGTTTGCGTGTTATAAGAAGGCCTACCGCCTTGAGTACCCTATCAAGTCGAAAGCCATTCTCATGCGAAAGATTCTCGACACCACTTGGGAGACGACCAGTGCTCGTTTCGGCGACCAAGACCTTATTGGTCTCCTCGGGTCAGGCGCCTCCAAAGGCGATGGCCCAAGCGACTCCAACTCTGCCGCGCCCTTTCGGCCGCTGGCTGGTCGTGTTTTCGTGCTGCCACTTCTCAGCCAGAACGTCGCTGCAGCTGGTTCCATACTCTTTCTTTATGAGATGTGTGCTGACTACACCCGTCCAGAGCGGTGGTATGTTCGAAACCACTTCCCTTTTGAACAACATCTCCTCGCATTGCATCCTGAAGTCGGACCATTTGTGCCCTTTCTCGCCGCCACAGAAGATTTCAGAGCAGAGCTTGGATCAGGTGTTGTTTCGCAGCTCATTCTCGAATATTTTGGCGCTATCGTTATCCTTTCGCATCCCACGACTTGGGCCGCGTACGCTGGCAGTATGCAAGAGCCCATGGAAGCATTGGCCCCCATCTTGTCAAATCCTGACAACATGCTCGCTGTTGTTCTCCACCTCGTCGAAATGTTCGGAGATCCCGTGCGCATTGACGGGACTCGTCCTCCGAACTATCCTCTCGACGCTCAGTGAGCTGCACTCTGGCAGGGGTTGGTCACCCTTGCCTTATAAATGGGCCACTCGCGCGTGTCGGAGCGCGCTAGTGTTCGCAGACCCAGGTGCCCTTTTCAGGCGTACTAATCAGACACCTGTGCTGGCAGCCCCAGCAAATTATCAGATCTCCCACTATATCCGTGGCGAATTTCCGCGCCCGGACGAATTCAACTGGAAAATGAACTCTATAATTTCAAACAATAGCAACACGACTACTGCCAACGCGTCGCCCACCGACACGCAAGGCACTACGACCATGATCACCGACCGCCCCGTGGTAGTTGGCGAGCAGAACAAGGCCATCACTGTTCCTAGCTTGAAAGACTACACTACTACCTCCTTCGACCCGTCTCTCCGTGAGTTCCTTGGGAACTGGATCACAGTTACCTCAGGAACCATAGACAGTACCATCACAGCTGGCACTCAAGTTACAGGATTCACAGTCTTAAGCACTTGGCTTGCCAGTACACCCATTGCCCAGAAGCTGGTAGGCTATCAAGGAATACGCGGTACCTTCCGCGTGCGCCTTCAGATCAATGCCAACCAGTTCCAGCAGGGCAGGCTCCAGCTCTCTTGGGGCCCGTTCTTCGATCGTGCAGGCTTCTTGGGCGTTGACAGGCTGAGTACTCTCTGTACCCTGTCTCAACTCCCTCGAGTCAACATCAACCTCAACTCGATGTCGGGCGCGGAGATGTGCATACCCTTCGTGTGTCCTTCTACTTTCCACGATCTTTGTGGGAATTCCCTCAACACGACTTGGGGCAATGTTTACCTGCACGTCATTAGCCCCTTGGCATATGGCACCGGAGGTTCGACCAATTTCGGCTACACTATCCTCCTTTCCATGGATCCCGATAGCATTGAACTTTTCAATCCCACTTACAACACCGCCCCTACCATGGGTGGCATTCGTCCGATGAGTGGGACTGGCATGCCCCGTACGAAGGGCAAAGCCAATGTTAGCGAGTCCGAAGCCAAGAAAGAAGGCAAGCTGTCCTCGTATTTAGGGACAGCTTCAAAGTTTGCCGGAACTGTCGGAAAGTTCAATCCCGACCTGGCCCTCTTCACTGGAGTTGCTGAGCACCCTCGGCGTAGGTGCAGCCTTCGCCGCCTTCATGGGTTACTCTAAGCCCTTTGATGAGACGCCTATCATGCGCGTTGATCAAAGCGCCTTGGGCTATGGCTATAACAATTCCGACGTTGTGAACTCCGTTGCCACTCTGGCACTCACGCGCTCCAACAAGGTAGACCTTA